GACGCGTTGACGCCGATGTCGTTCGCCGCGCCTTGCACGCCGCAGACGTAGACGACCGCGCCCGCCGGCGCCGGGTTCTCGACGACGAGGCCCGACGTCTTGATCTCGGTTGCCGTCGAGCCGGCGCCGAGCACCTTCAGGCCGTTGTTCGCCGCGTTCGCGAAGCCCGCGGCGAAGATGAGGATGTTCTGCGCGAGCGCACCGCCGGCGGCCACCGTGTAGCCAGTCGCGGTGACATCGGTGACTGCGAACTTCCCGACGCCGGTCGAGCTCGGGTAGTACGTCGCCGAACGGAACCACGCCTCGCCGAACTGCTCGATGACGTCCTTGGTGAGGTCCATCGTGAGCTTCGGCGACGTCGAGAGCCCGACGACGGAGCCCTTCTCGTGCTGCAAGCGCCGCGAAATCGGGCTGCGGCGGACCTTCTTCAGGTCGGCGTAGAAGTCGCCGATGCCACCTGGGTTCGGCTCGTGCTGTCGCCAGCCCGCCGTCGCCTGCACACCCTTGGTGGTCTCGACGGCCGACTGGACCGTGCAGAACTCGCTCTTGACCAGCTCGGACATGCCCGCATCGTCGAGTTGCGCGACGCGGTGGTCGAATTGACGCTAGCGCACCTGGTAGAACGTGAACGGGATCGCGACGAGCCGCGTGTACCAGCTGCGCAGCTTCGCCGGCGTCGACGAGCTCGCGCCCATATACACGGTCCCGCTAGCACCGACGATCGTCTGCGACTCGAGCGACGCGTGGACGTCCTTCAAGAGCTTGGAGAGCGGCGCCTCGCCGGCGTCGAGCGCGCCGTAGAGCGTGACGGTTATCGTGCCGCGGCGTTCGAACTTGCGCGAGCCGACGGGGCCCTGCGTCACCTGCCGCGTCGCGATCGGTCCCTGCAGCTGCAGGTGCGCGTAGCTCGCGAGCCCTTGTGGCTTGAACGCCTCGTTGCCGAGGACGAACGGAACGAGCGGCTGCAGCACCTCCCAGCTCGCTTTCCAGCGGAGCGCGATCGCCTCGAGCGCCTGGTCCTCGGTCACAGCTCGATCTTCCGCGCCTCGAGGCGTGTCTCGACGGTCTCGAAGGCTTCCTCGACCGCGGCCTCGATGAAGTGCGCGTCGGCCTGGCTCGATCTGCCCTGATTCAGGAATTCGACGTAGTCGGCGGCATCGGTGACGGCCATGTCGATCGCGCCGTCGAGTGGATCGCTGTCTTCGATGATCACGTCCACGTTCGCGCGCGCCCAGCCCGTGTCGACCGGCATGTCGCGCTCGACGTTGCTCTTGATCTCGGCCGCGAGCTCGGGGAGCACACTCGCGACCTCAGCACCGATTCGCACGACGAGCTCGTCGCTCTGTTTGCTCATGGCGCTCCGATCGCGAATACCTTCGTGGTGCCCGCGCCCGCGTCGGTCTTGCGCACAGCCAGCGTCATCGCCGCATTGCGCGCCTGCGGCAGCGCGATCGGCAAGTCGGTGATGGAGTTCGCCGCGCCGAGCTGCAACATCACACCCGCTGCCGGCGCAAACGACGCGTCGGCGACGATCGCCATCGCCGCCATCTGGGTCGCGGCGGAAGGCTGTAGTCGCAGCGCGATGGTGCCGGCCGGGATGACGAACGGCGAGCTCGTGTTCTGATTGTTTTTGACGTCGCTGCCCGCGTTGTCGATCGTGCCGAGGTATTGCATTACGGTCTCCTGGTGTTCTTCAGGCTGTGGAATCACGCGCGAGCGTGGCAACGGTACCGAGACGTGGCCGAGTCACGCTGCACGCCGAGTCCTTCCGTTCCACCGACGATCCGGTACGTGATCCCGCCGATCGTGATCTGATCGTTGACATCGGGGATCGCGCCGCCGGCGATCGTCCCTGCGAGGATGACGATCATGCGATCGCTTGCCTTGACGAGCGTGCTCGCGAGCTGCGTCGATGTGAAGCTGAGATCGTACGCTTCGCACGCATGCGTTGTCGTTGTCGGATTCGTACCCGCCGTCAACGCGCCCGGCATGCGCGTGCCCGGTGTGACCTTGATCAGCGTGGCAGCGGTGACAATCAGCTCGCCGCCCAGCAACGACTTCGCCGTTGCGTCGACCATCTCGATGAGATCGTCGAACGACGCCATCGGTTACTCGATCGCGTAGAGGACCGTGAAGTCGACGTGCGTCGCGACCGTGATCGCCGAGCCGGTGATGCCGACGGTGACCGCGGTGGCAACATCATTGGCGGTGAACGATGCGCCATCGGCTAGGATGACGCCGCCGGCGCTGCCCGCGCGCACGAGTGCGCTCTGCGTCAGTGCCGCCTGGCCGAACGCCACGAGCTTGCGACTCGAGGAGGAGAGGGTGGCGAGGATGTCGACGGTCGTCACCGACGTCACGGCACCCCCGACCGCGATCGCGAACGCGTCGACCATGCGGTATTTCGCACCAGCGATCCCCGGCAAGAGCGTCGCGCCGGCGTTGACCTGAGCGATCGTGAACCGCTTACGGATGGTGAGCATCCGGCCGGCGACCGAAACACCGTTGAGCCGCACCTTGCATGTCGTGTCGCTCGTCAACGCTCCGACAGCAAGCGTCCCGACCGGAAGTCCAACGCTCGAATCGATGGTGATTCGAGCGTTCGCGACGTCCCAGAAGGCAGGTTGCCCCTCGACGAGCGCACCCTCGCTCGCGGCCTTGGCGAGGGTGAAGACACCACTGACTTTCCCGCGATACGGCTGTCCGGACGACGCTGTGTCAGAAGGAATGACGAACAGACCGCCGCTGATGACGGGAACACCCCTGGTGACGCCAGCTGCGGGCGCGACGAAATCCATCACGTCGCCGGGCTGCAAGAAGTTGGTGCTCATGTCGATTTCTCCTTACGGTGCGACGCCACCGACAGCCGTGATGGCGATGCCGTTGAGCCGCACGCGGCCAACGGTTTCACCAGCTCCGCTGCCGACTGCCAGCACCGCGAAGCCGGCGCGAAAATTCGAGGTGCTCGTCTTGGTAAAGACCTTCGCCGAGTTGTCCCAGTAGATGATGTCTCCCTCGTTCCACGCCTGAGAGCCGACCTTGGCGCAGTCCCAGACCCCAGTGAACTTGCCGCGAAACGGCAGGGTCTGCGCAACCGTTTCCGTGGGGATCACGAGCGTGTTGGCGATCAGAACGGGTAGCCCCTTCGTCACGCCGCCGGTGGGGGCGGTAAACGTGAAACAGTCGCCTTCGCCTACGTAGTTGGTGCTCATCGTCCGATCTCCTGGCTTCTGATTCCTCAGGCCCCTGGCGAGTCCGTCGCTCAGGGGCCTCGAGCTCGGCGAGCTCGCTGATTTTGGCCGCGGATTACACGCCGGCGTTGGTGACAGCGGCTTTCGGGTCGCCCATCTGCGCCTTCGCGTAGAGGGAAACCTTCCATTCGACGCCATCGACACGCCAGCCGTTCTGGGAATCCATCGTCGGGCCTTGGCCGTAGCCTTCGAGGAAGGCGACAACGATCGCCGCAGCAATGCTCGGATCGGCGAACAGGTAGCGGCGAGTCGAGCTCGCCGCGAGGCGCGGTGTGCCGATGACGTCGCTGAACAGGCCGCGCACCATGTTCGGACGCTGCAGCTTGTTGACCGTGTCCGGGTCGTACTGCGCATCGTTGATCACCTGCGCGGTGCCCTTGAGCGAGTCCGGAACGAGGAGGCGGTCTGGCGTCAGGTCGAGGAAGTCGAGCGAGTTGGGATCCTTCTGCGCTCGCATCACGACGCGATCAGCGTCGAGGCCGAGGACCGAGATCGCCGAGCCGACCGCGTTCACGTTCGCGCGGTTCGCGTGGAAGAACGGTTGCCCGTCACCCTGCGTCGGACCGAGACCCGAGTTGAGGGCGAGCAACGCATAGACCGCGTTTTCGATCGTGCGCTGACCCGAGCGACCGATCTCGGTCGCCATCTGCGTCAGCGCGCCCATGTCGTCGTTGATGATCGTCTCCTGCGAGACGGCGAACATCTTGCCCATCCGCTGCGTGCTGAGCGCGTACTTCGACGCATCCGGGATGGCGCCCGTGGTGTACTCGCCGTGCTCGGCGATCACGTCGAGGCTCGGCAGCGAGCCGGTGCGGTAGCGGTTGCTCGTGCGGAAGTCGGGAACGGTGTCCGTCCCACAGAACCGCGGCCACGTGCTGGCCTGCGTCATGTACGCGCCAAGCAGCACCTTGCCGAGCACGTTTTCGAGGATGTTCGGGAAGTCGCCCGTGACCTGATAGCTCGTCGACCGGTGCGTGAACGCGAGACCGATCATCTTGAGTCGGTCCATGCCGCGCACGTTGACTCCGGCGCGCTCGAGGCTCATCCGCGCGAGGTCGATCGGCGACGCGCCACGGAACTCGCCGCCGTCGAACGAGACATCCTTGAACGAGTCGGGTTGCTTCGCCTTCGCGGTCTCGAGCATCTTGCGCGTGTTGGTTCGCTCGAAGAGCCACGCCGATGCGCCGCGGATGAACTTCTCACGCTGATCATCACCGGCCTCGATGCGCAGCGTGCCGTCGATGTTGAACTCGTCTTCGTCCTTCTTCGTGAGGACGACAAAGGCCGCCGCGCGGGCCTTTTCGACGGAGACACCGCCCTTGATGAGCTTCGCAGCCCACGTCTCACCAAGGTTCGATCGGGTCGCGATCTCCTGGATGCCAGAGATGCGCGCGCGCTCCTTTTCGACAGCCTCGTCGGCCGCGCGTTGCTCTGCCTCTGCGCGCTCCTTTCGATCGTTGGCGCGCGCAGTGCGGGCCTCGTGGGTTGCGGCGACTGCGACCGTCTCTTCGATCTCGTCGGCCGGGGTGAGGGTGGTGGGCTTGTCTTCA